GTTATGTTATTATATCTTACGCATATTGCAAGGGACCACGATATTTTTCGCTGGGAAACCATTTTATTTTTCGTTTTATTTTGTTTAAGTTATTGTTTTTGGTGATGAGATGTGAGGGAAAAATATAGGGATTTTTGGAGGGGAAATTGGGATAAAAAAGTGTGGTAAATTGAGGGGGAATGAGAGGGAAAAGACAGGACGCCTAATTTAATTTTAGGCGTCCTTTTTTTGGAAGCATTGAGGGGGGAAAATCAGTTAATCAAGACAGCAGACAGATTAAAATTATATTAATTGAGACGGACAGCTCGTATTGAAATATTTGTAAGACTAATATGTAAACCACTTTGAGAATGACCGACGAATACAAGAGTAAGCTGGTCATCGATTCTGGAGATATAAGTCAGAGAGGCAGGGAAGACTTCACCTGAGGGACAGTCAAAATGACGATAAAAAGTGTGAGACTGCGAAGCTGCAACAGGGTAGCCAGGTTGACTTAAAGTTAAATTATATGATTCTTCATTGTCTCCAGATCTGCTTATGTTATATTTGTCGAAAGTAATTTCATAGTTTATAATATAAAGGTATGTGCCGTGAAGTGAGGGCGGATCAATAGTCAATATAAAAGGATCATTAATCGGGGTGGTATTATCGCTACTATATATATCGTATGTGCCATTGAATAGTGCAATATCTTTGGAGAATAATTCGACGCCGTTACGTGTGGATTGATAATGCGCTTCGAGGTCGTATATGTCCGGTGAATGATAGAAGTGAGGTTTTGTTATCGTATAAGAACGACGGGAAATTATATCATTTTGAATTGAGTCTCTGTAAAGAATAAGGTGCTGCGATAAAGTTGTATCCGGAAAAATATTGGGCAGAGAATTAAGCCCAGTTTTGGCGTCCCAGAAAAATTGAGATGTATTGAAGTCGAACAGGCGAGCGCCGAGCTCACGATAGATAGGTTTATTGAATTTGAATTTTGCTGTATCGGAATCATATCTTATGATACCGCCGCCAATGCGCAAGGATGCGTCCTGAGCGGAGCAAGACATTGTAAAGAGTGAAATCAAAAGAAGTACGACGAATAATAGTTTGGTTTTCATTTTTATATTTTTTGGGTTTATGAAAAGTCTGTTGTAACGGATTCGATGCAAGCGATTGTGCCTTTGTCTGTGCTTTGTAAATTGCAGGGAATGTTGCTGAGAGAATTCAGAAAAATGTTGCCGCCGCCACTTGTGATAGTGGGATTGAATTCAGAGTCACCTACATTAATTAAACTGCAATTATTGAGGATGCAATTCGTAATCGTAAGAATGTAACCGGTGTCATCGTTAGTGACGCGGAAAGTTGAGTTATATGCGCGTAAAGATGTTAGCGAATAATTACCGAGATATGTAAAAGACAGATTGCGGATACGGGTGTTAGAGTTGCCGCCGGTTATAGTGCCGGTTACGAGAGGCTTTCCGAATATACCGGTGAGATGGATAAACGGCTGGAGCGTGATGTCTTCAGTATAACTGCCGGGGAAAATGAGAATATTAAATTCGTTTGCAGCGGACGGCGTCTTTGTTTTGGCATAATTGATTGCTCCCTGAATAGTGATATATTTTCTGCCCGGTGTATTTGCAGTCAAAGATGAATCTACAATCAAAATGTTACTCGGAAAATGAAAATAATTATTCCCGACAAAAGAATTTACACCGAGTATAAGACCGACTGAAGCGAAGTCGGCCGGATCAGTATTTCCGTCTTGTGCCGGAGCGCCTTTAAGTCTTTTCCCGCTCATTGACACATCGCCGGTGAATGCACCGCCGGATTTTGACATCTTATCTTTTACTTGACCATACGTTGCAGCATCGTGGTCATCCGTTCCATCCAGCATATTAATTATTTTGTGTGATGTCATGTCCAAGTCGGTAACGATTTCGGAGACGCGTCCGCCAAAGAAACGACCGTCGGAACTGCCGGAGTCCCATGTGGTATCTTCTGTGTTATTTATGTATAATTTATATCTGGCGTAAGGAACGTCATCGAAAGCATAGACGCCAGAAAGTCCGGTAACCGGAACGGCAGTCTGAAAATCGGTGAAACCGGTGGAAGTATATTTTTTTAATCTAACCGAGAGTCCGGCGATGCCGGCACCGGTTGTGAGGTCGCGAATTACAATTGTTGATTTAGCCATGGTATAAAAATTTAAAATTCAAAATAAGTTTCTGCTGAAATAGCAGGGATAAAATTCGTATCTGCAATTTGAAGTTCGGAAATGCGATTTGCATTTACAAACGTGATAACGAATCCCTGATTATAAGTATTGTCTTTGCCTCCGAAATCGTGAGCGGTGAATATTTCAGTTTTATCTTCGGATATATGCACGGGGAAACTGCGCCAGAATAAATCTTTGTGCGGCATTAAAATAATCTGAGCACCGCGGGCATTTGCGCTGATAATATTTTTATATTTCAAAAGGTCGTCTGCCTCGGCGAATGCGGAGTAATCAAGAATCCATTCATAGTCATAATGAGAAACGAATTTCTTTTTCGAGCCATCAACTATTTTTACGATGTCTCCGATTTCGGTATAATACTCTTTTAGAGTTTGAATATTACCGGAGAAATCGAACGTTTTTATGATGCCGTTTTCAATAACAAGAACACGCGGATTATCAAAGCCATTTACAAACTTTTTCATATTTCAATGCCGGTTAATTTTGTAGAATATTTCATTAAGTTTTTTGTGATAGTCATCGGACGGAAATAGATATAATTTTCATTGTCATATTTAAGTTTATAGAGGTACGCCATGCGGTAATCAATTCCGTAGAGTTCGCATTCAACGCGCTGCTTTACTTTTGAGCGATTTGAAAGAATCCATTTACCAATTCTATTCTCTATGAATTCATAGTCATTGTCTATTTGCGGATCATTTACACCATTGAAAACAGGATAAAGTGAATTGTTAGTTGGATTTAAAATATAAACACACGTACCGGAAATATTTTCATGCTGATATGTACCAATATTAGTATCATAAGTTAGCACATCCTGAGGATTTAAAATTTCTCCATTGTCATTACGTCTTATATTACCTATTTCAAATGTCCATTTTCCGTTCCAATGATTATTAACTATTACACCGGATATAGAATCAAGATGTGTAAAAATATCAAATTTAATTAATGTATCTTTTAATTCTTGAGCATTAAATTTGTCTGCACCGAATCGCTTAATGAAATATATTTTGCCATAATCTTCGACACCTATTATTGCACCAAATTCAAGAGCTATTTGCCTGATAACATCCTGACAATTTTGCGCAAGCCTATCTTCACCAAAGAAATTCATTGAATCAAAATGAAATCGTGTATCAAAGAATGATTGCACATTCGACCAATCGGAATAATAAATATTTGGAACTACATTTGACAATTCACCCTTGAATTTCCAATCATGCTGCACAAAAATTCCATAAGAGCCATATTCAATCTCATTCAAATAATGATATAGATTAACCCAAGGAAAATCCGGCCATATTTGTTTAAATATACCATACAATAATCTTGTGCATTCTGCAACTTGATATTCATTTAACGTGCCGTGATTATCGATATAATGAATTGAACGTGAAAGCGTATAATCTTTTAATAATGAGGATAAACAGACACCTTCAAATTCAAGTGTACGAGATGAATCATGATAGACGAGTGTTAGCGGATCTATAAAACCTTTGAATTTAAGATTGCTATTAAGATAAATTTCAATACCACCAAAAAGAGGTCTGTTATATATTGGATTATCGATTTTAGTAAATCTATCGAGTGAATGTTTGAGAATATTATAATTTTTCTTATCGTAATCATCAAATATGAGTTTGACGGTATTGGGATAATAATATAAAATATCATCTTGATCTTCATAGCCATAATTTAATTCAATATCTTTAATAACGTCACACGATAATGTATTTATAACAGATTCATTTGAATAAGTGATTTTAATGCCGAGTTTACCCGTTGAAATTTGATATTCGCGTTCGTAATTGATGATAGCCATTAATATTTACCCCTTACTGAATCAATTTTATTTTGACGCGCTAAAATTAATTTAAGATTTGAACCTTTAATATCAGTTTCGGTAACGTAAGGAACTTGAATAATTTGATAAGGCATACGAGTAGGAGCAGAGACGATGCCGCCGGAGTGAAATATGCCAAGTTTTGCGAGGGGGTTCAGTGAGCCGCCGTTAAGAGCGGAGAAAAAGCCGGGACCGAAAATGGAGGATAATCTTCTCATGTTGGGGCGGGAAATGATGCCCTCGCCTTCCTGTGCGATGATTGGGACATCGCCGCCAGCTGATCCGGCGAGAACGCCGCCGTCGTGGAGGATAGGGACACCGGCAGCGGCTACAGTGCCGGCAGTTTTGAAAAATGATAAAATGGTGCTGATGAGGTTGATGGATTCGATTACTGCTTTAATAATTTGTGTGTATTCGAGCGCTTTTTGGAAAGCGTTTGCAACGGATTCACCGGCTTTGCCGAATATGCGTGAGATAGTTTGAGCGTTATTCATTAACTTGCTGAATGAATCCTCCAGTAACTGGGTTTGCTTTTCATCCTGCTCTTTGGAAAGGGCTGTGTGGTCTTTTTTGAGTTTATATTCTTTCTCAAGGCGCAGCTGGTCTATTTTTTCTTTTTCAAATTCTGATTTGGCGGCTTGACGTTTGTCGTCGAGTTTTTTCATTTCATCTGCAAACTCTAAATCGAGTGCAGTATGACGCCGAGTAAACTCGTCATCAATATTATCAACACGAGCTTTTACCAATTCGGAAAAGGAATCATATTGTGCATTTTTAATATCAAGAATTTCCTTCTCGTTTTTCTTAATTTCATTTTTAAGAGTATTCACATTCTGCAAGTCGGAAATCTGCAATTTGCCATCAACAGAATTTTCTTTTACAATGCGATTAATTTCGTTTTCGATTGAAAGATTGATAGAAAGCAAATCATTTATGCCGAGCTGGTCTCCAATTTGATTTTTACGGAGTTCCATTGCTTCTTTATAGTGCTCATAATAATTAAACGGATTATGATTACGCTTTAATGTGCCATCTTCTTTGAGTGCAGTTTCAGCCCATTTGTCGTACATAACTTTCACATCCTCTTCAATCTGTTTTGAAAAGTCATCGTCAACCAACGAAAGTCGGAAAAATGACGGTGAATCTTTAATTTGCTTTTCAAGTTCTTCACCGAATTTTTTAACCTTTACAATTTGCTCATCAATGAGTTTATTCTCTTCAATAAATGCAGGTATTTCATCGAGTATAGATTGTTCATTTTTTCCACGCGCTTTATCAACGAAATTATAAATGTCAATCAGTTCCCGCCATTTCTTTATTTTTTCATCTGCGATGTCAAGTTCCTTTTTATCAACTGCGGAATGAGATGAACTTGTTTTTGGTGCAGCCGGAGCTTTTGTTTGCTGTTTTGTAAGTGAATCTGACAATTCACGAACTGTTTGAAGAGCAGACTGCATTTTTGCAAATGATGAGGTATAAGCAATTATATTACCTGACTGAACCGCACTAATAAATTCTGACCAAGCCTGAGCGAAGACCTTATAAACTTCAGAATGTTTTACGAGACCGACATTAATTTTATTCAAAGATGCAAAACCTTCCGGACCGAGATTACCGATCGCCATACGGAGAAGATTCATTGCATTAGAATTTTTACCGGTTGAAATTTCCATTGCGGAAAGCAACGGTATAACCTTATCGAACTTCATATATTCGCCGACGATGTTAGAAGTGGAGTTCAGTGCTGAAACATTTTTATCTTCAAGCGTTGTAAGTTCTTTTTGTGCATTTTGGAGACCTTCATTTGCAGCATCTCTTTGAATGATAGAGTTCTTCAGCAGTTCGATATTAGTTTCAGTATCGGCATTATTATTCTTTATGCTTTCGTTCGCATCATCGAGCCGCTGCTGATACATTTCAACTTCCTGCCGGAGTTTTTCAGTTTGAGCTACATCGGTGAAAAACGATTTAGAAGATTCCTGAATTGCTTTTGTATTCTCATCAATTTTGGCTGTAAGTTCGATGCCGGCAAGTTCTTTTTGCTTTGCAATGGCGTCATCCAGAGCAGCATTATTGACCTGAAGTGCACCGGTTTTGGAATCAATTCCGGAAACGACCTGAGGATAAACTTGAGCAAGATCGCGCAGAGAATTTTGATAATTTTGTTCCTCTTCTGCGGTCATTTTAGTTGCCTGTGTGGAAAGTTCTTTTATACGTATTGCGTTATCAATTGCATTAGAATATTCAGAGGTGGCTGAGACAGTTGATTGCAGAGACTGTTTCAGATTTTCATTTGATGACGAAAATTCAATAACAGAAGATGTTAGCCCTGCTATGCCGACAACGATAAGCCCGATTGCAACATTAAGTCCACCGGTAGCGGCTGTAGTGGTAGCGGCGGCGGCGGTCATAGCGGTATTATAAGCCCAGATTGCACCGGAAAGCAAAGCAATAGCGCCTACAAGGATTCTGATTGGAGCTGGTAAAGCAATAATGCCGGCACTAAGCATTGCGATAATTTTAACGGAATTCGGAATTGAACCATTCGTGAGAGTGAAAGCTGCCGATAAAGCTATAACGCTCATTGCAGCAACCTTAACATTCGTGCCTGCCGAAGCAAGATGAGAGATAAATTCTCCAATTGGCTTTAACACCGGAGTTAAAGTTGAGAGCAAAGAACCGAAAGAAATTTTTAAGTCATTAATGGATTTTTCAAACGCAACGGTTGCACCCTGTGAAGTGTCCATAAGTTTTGCAGCGTCTCCGACTTGACCTTGAGTTTCCCTCATAATGCCGTTGAAGATTGCCATTCGGACACCGGCGTCTGAAGCGGCGTTTTGCATATCCTGTGCTGAATAACCTGCTTCCTGAAGCATAACTGATAAATTTTTTGTTACCCCGGCGTTATCAACAAGGATTGAGTTGCCGTTTTTAATACCTTCAGTGGCTGTCCGGACAGCTTCACCGAAAGCCAGTGAGCCCTGACGACCGAACGCCGCCGCATCAGAAAAACGATTTAAAATATTTACAGATTGTTCAAGGGAGAAATTTGCAGATAAAAGATTCTTTAAAGATGTTGAAGCGTCTCCCACAGAGAGGAGACCGGCTTTGACATTTTCAAGTTCTTTAACTGTTTTAACCGCGGTGTTAGAATCAATGCCCTTAAATTTTGAAACTGATTCAAGCCCGAGAGTGGCATTTTGAAATTCATTAAATTTACTTATGAATTCACCGAACGTAGATGAAATTAATTTTATAATTGCTTTTAATCCCTCAAACCGGAGACCAGCTTTTTCAAGGGAACCGGACAATGAAATAGTACCGTTTTCGGCAGCTTTCATTTGACGACCGGTTTCGCTCAGGCTTGTGTTAAATTCCTTGATTTTCGCTTCCCCGTCGTGTATATTTAATATAATATTTAAAGTTAAATCACCTATATTCATGGATTATTTCGGAATAATATTTTTTATAATTGTAATGCCACTGGCAATACTATATATTTTATTTCTGAATTGGTTAGACCACCACTGAATCATTAATTTTCCTCCATAATCATTTTGTTTGCGTACCATTCGAGAAAGTTATTCTTAGCTTTCAGTATAGAGAGTTTTTGAGCGTCCAGCAGAGGCATATCGAGAACGGCGTCCAGTTTGGTTGGGTCGTGTCCGGACAGTTCGAAAGCAATCGCGATTGGCGCGGGCTTAAAAATCTGGGGGTCATATTTTTGGCATTCGGCTCGAAACATGGTTATGTCATAATCTTGTTCAATCCACCCAAGCTGCCGGCAAAAGATTTCAAGAGCGTCAGCAATTTGGGATTTAGCGTAAAAAAATCTTGAATGAGCTCCTGAATTGTGTCGTTGTCGAGGTCGAGTATTTCATCATCGGTGAGTGGAGCTCCGCCATCAAACGGTGTGAGGATGATTCTAATAATTTTTGTTAGGACATTGGTTTTGAAAAGCAGGTTAACTATTTGAGCTATGGTCATATTGCCGAGATCGGAGATGTCGGACAAGCCGACGTCTGAGATAGCTTCAAAGAGCTGCTGGTCTTTCCGGAGAGTAAGCTTTGACTGGGTGAACGGCCTGCCTGCGATTGTATATTTTTTACTTCCTTCCATTTTGGTTTGTGTTTTAAGTTTTGCCCGTTACGCCGCCGGAGCGGCGCAACGAGGTGAAAAAAAATGAGGGCAATGAATTTTCCTGCCATTGCCCTGAGCGATTTATACTACTGCTTCCTCAATGATGACATAGAAAGGATTTTTTCCTACCGTTGCTGTGGAGCCGGTGAATCCGGCATCTGTCGGCAGGTCAGTTGACGGGGTACAGGACGGATTAGTATCCTGAGGCAGAGCATCTGCATCGAATCCTATTTCCTGATGTTTACCGCCTGCAAATTCCAAAGAGAAATTTACACCAATTGTTACCTGAGGCAGGTAATATGCCTGTCTTTTCCCGGCGGCAACACTGTTTACGATAAGCATCTTAACTGTTTTGTCCTCAATTTCATCGAGACGGTCTTTAACAGCCTTGTCAGACTGGGCAAGAACGCAAGAGAGGGAAAATTCTTTTGTGCCGGGTTTATTCACAACAAAGCCGCGCATAAGCGTGATTTTTGTTTTATCGTGTTTGCGATCGCCTTTAACGGATACTTCTTCACCGAGGTCTTCCCAGTCGGTGGTGCCGTCTTTGATATAGAGTTTACCTCCATTGATCCGGATAGCATCGGAGTTACGTCTGTTTGTAAGTGACATTTTGCAAAATATTTTAATTAATAAAAAAAAAATTATTTCAATGATGAAGCAAAGTCAGACAACATTGCATCTTTGCTTTTAAAAATCTTACCGGTATAGGGAGCCTGATTCCCCTTGTGCGCAACATAGAGCTGCACCGTTGTATTAACCGTTACACCATCGTCCGCAAACTCTTCAATTACGACCTTTCGACAGATGACGGATTGAGTCGGGATTTCATTGACAAGAATTATGCAATTGTCACCGACGTTAAATGTTTCTGATTTTGGCATACTAAATTATTTTTCGTTTTGAAAAAAAAGTTTATTTAATAAAAATTAATCCGAGTACAATTCCGACAGCTATGCCTGCGAGACCATACAACGGCGGTTCATACCACTTTCGGTTATCGATTACCGTCATGACCGGAGTGGATTCAAGCCGCTGAAGCTGATAATCCTTCAGACGGTTTATTTCCTGGCAATTGATGAGCTGCATTTCGGAGGAATTTGCCCGGACATTTTGGAGCGAATCGGAAATCCGGTATGAAGCCACATCGGCGTGCAGGGATTTATTTTCACGGATGAGCATTTCGATTTTCTTTACCTGCTCAGGGGTGAATGTGTAATTTGAATCAGCCGGCGTGCCGACGCTGGAGCATCGGCACGAGGGGAAAAGGACCGGAGCCGGTGCTTTATTCTTCGGGTTCGGGGTTGAAGCCATTGAGAAACTCAATGACATGAGAATAAGCAGAATCGGCAGGAGAAACTTTAATAATTTCATAATCTTTAGTTAAAATTTTTTGGTTAAGTTTACGTTCATATTTTTGAACGGTGATTTTTTCCGATGAAATTTGTTTTTTAAGGTCAATTATTTCGGAATCTTTTTTGATAGAATCAATTTTTGTTTCGGTAACTGAATCGCGGTGCAAAAAAGCCGGCTGCGGCTTTTGACTTTTGCAAGAGCGGAAATAAAAAAATGCAAAAATGACAATCACGATAAGTGCAGCAATGAGAAGAATTTTTTTATATTTTAAAAAAAAGTTTTTCATCAGTTGTTATCTCCATAGGTTTTAAGTTTTTTGATGACGTCATTTTGCAGTTGTGTTTTATCCAGTTTGCCCGGGCATAATTTATTTGCATAGTCACGATGGAAATGGAGACGCTCACGGACAGACTCTTCAGAATAATCCCAATCAAGATAATCAAAAATATACGCGATACAATTAACGAGTGACTGATACTGCTCAGGGGTTACATTGTTTTTTGTACCGGCATGGTTAATACAGACAGCAACAGAATCATTATTCTGATAGGAGCAATTCCAAGTTTTCAAGTTCATGCTAACAAGCTGATATGCATTACCGGTTTTTGCGATATAGAAATGATACGTCGCAGTCGGGCAACCATTTGACGAGATATGATTAGCGCCGAGGTCATAGCGGATGCAGGTAAGCGGATCATCCCATGCCGTGCTATCGGTTGCCGTGCAATGGACGATAATCTGCCGGCATTTGGACAGCTCCCTGTAATAGTTATTCAGGTTATAATATTTATTTGCATACTTTTCATCTATGCCCTGAATGACCATATATTGCTTATCTATATTTTTTGACACTTCATTCATTTTTTGATTCTAATTTAGTTTCATTCGTTTTATCGGATTTTACTTCGGCGAAATACTGAGTTACCTTTAAACCGACGACACCGAGAACAAAGCCGATGATGGACCATGCCGGAGCGAAATCGAGATTTGCCCAGATGTGTTTTTGCCAATCCATTATAAAGCTCACGACTGCAAGGAACGCAAGGAGACGCGAATTAGAGAACTGACCGTTTTCTTCCTGGAGAAATTGTAAAATTTTCATTTGTGCTCTTTTGAAAGTTTATTAAAATCCTCGAGCGTTTGAATGCGCTTGTCCTGAGAGTTACTTTCGAGCCGTACTTCTTTGAGTTCGGTGCGGACTTCTTTCAGGGAGTCGTTGATTGAATTCAGTTTATCAACCGTCAGCCAGCCGAGTACAGAAAAGAGAATGCCGAAAGCAAAGAGTGCGAGCGTTAGAGATTTAGAATGTTTATCCATGTCATTTAATTTTAACGCGGTGGAGAAGTCAAGGAGGCATTGAACATCTCCACCGCTTCATCGGGGTTTTTAAAATTTATTTTAATTTAACAACTACTGCGAAATCGTTATCATCGAGTTCAAATGCTGCATGCGAAACTATGTCAATATCATCCTGAAGCAGAGTGCCGTTCCATGATTCTTTTGTTTCAGCCGTATGGCTGATGATGGAAGCAAGTCCCGGACCATAGATGCCGACTATGCAATCTTTGTCTGAAACCTTAGGAACGAGTCCGGAGATGAATACATTCATTCCCCAGACATTGAGGAACTTACCGGATTCAAAAGTCTTGAGATTGAAAGCGGCTGCCTGCTTGAAGACGTCAATGTCCATAAGCTGGTCTTCCAGTTCGGCGGAGACGCAGAGCACAAGTCCGTCCTGGTCAATGGGAACTTCATGCTTGTGGAATTCCTTCTTTACTTTTATAATGTCTTTGAAAGCGAGAACGCCGGAGGCAGCGGTATCAAAGACATTAGTGGTTGCCTGAGCGGCAGTGATGAAGTCAGTATCCCAGGCTTTTGTGAGCGACTTTGCCGCGGAGATAGAGAATTCATTCAGGAGCTGACGATTTGACTCGAACTGTGCGGCAAGTTCGTCTTTAATCGGGACGGCATAGATGTCAAGGTCAGTATCAACCATAGTTACATCGGATTTTGTCCCTTTGCGATCGGCTGAATCAGAGGCGGTGCCGGTATTTTTTTTCACTACGAGGGTAGGAAGTTTAGGTCTGCGCACGGTGGTTGCACCGGCTTTGCAGAGTGAATCATACCCGCGGTTGCCGTACTGGAAGATTCCCTGTGCTTCGATAGCTCTTGCGATAACGGTTTGTGCTACTACTATTTTATTGTAAGGCATTTTAAATAATTTAAGTTTTTATTTTAATGCAAGGACTTCAAGTTCCTTGTCGGTGAATTGATTCATCAGGTTCGGATCTTTCGTAACCTCAGCGAATGTATATTTCGTGCCGTCGGGCTTTGTGAACTTCTTGTCTTTGAGGTCCGGTGCCGCTCCGGCTTTTACCTGCGGATCCGGTGAAAGCAATCCGTTTGCAGGTGTAACCTCAACGAGCTTTTTAAAACCGGCATAGTCTGATTTTGCATAGCTGATGAGGAATTCTCTTTGTGCCGGTACAAACTTGCCGGCTGCGATTTCCGAATCCACTTCCTGAGTGTAGAGCTGAGCTTCGAGCTCTTCGATGCGCTTGTTCAAAGGTGTCACTTTCCCTTCGAGGGCTTTTGAAAAATCCTCAGAAGATGAAGAGGAACCTTGAACCTCTTTAATCTTTGCGATGATTGCATCGGTGAGGGCTTTATCGTCCTGAATGTTCGAGGTGTCGATACCCAAGCCGGATGCGATGCTTAAAAGGTTTTCATTCATTTGTATGAAATTTATGTTAAAGAAAATTTTTGTTTGACAATCTTTATTGAATTTATGTTCCGAGCCGTCCGCTGATTTATTAAAATCTTCGGGGAGGTTGAGGGGTTCCATTGAGTCAACGGCGGGGCGGTTAGTGAGAGCCACTGCATGGAGGTAGAGAGTTTTCTTTCCGTTAACGAGATAATAAGCCAGTTCGACGGAAACGAATTTAAAAAGTTTACGAGAAATAAAATCTTTCAGCTCATCGGATATATCTGCAAATTCACCATAGAGCTTGCTGCCTTGAATAAGGAGCGATTGAATCCAGGCAAAAGCCCGGGGTTCAAATTCGCCGGCAAATGTATCATCCGGATTAATATGTCCGCGCCATACCGGTGCGGAATGAAAATCCGTGTTGTATGCGTCCGCTATGGCTTTAAGCTGCGGGACGGTGATGCTGCCCTGAGGGTACCTGCCGGCGGTGAAAAGGTGCTGATATGTTTTTCCGTTTATGGTTATCATGTTTTTTTAAATTCGCATAAACATAAAAAGAATGGAAATTCCGTGCAAATGCATTGAGTCCATATGTAATAGGTAATAGGTAATATTTGGACGGGAAAGTATTGAAAATGAAAAAGGGTTCAGACAATTTTAAATGCAAAATGTAAAATGCGTTCCCACGCTGGAGCATGGGAACGAGAGGAAAAAAAATTATGCTTAAAGAGATACTCGGAAAATTAGAAGAAGTGATACAGACAGAGCGTCCGGAGATGCATGTAGGGCGGTACAAAGGAGAATTTGAAGAGGGTGCGGATTGGAATCCGCAGTTTCCATGCTTTTTATACCGGCTGACAAAAGCCGGAAAGGCGATAACAGCTATGAACGGTGCGTCGCTGAAATATGAGGCAAGAATTACGGCATATGTGGCGGACAGAGATATGACGAGTCCTGCTGCACTGGATGTGATTGAAGATTTGATTGAACTTGATGGGATGGAGATAGAATTGATAAAAGGAAAATATTTCCGTGTAAGATTGGATGATGAAAACGGATTTCAGTTTTACGGATACGGTCCTCAGGTTGAAGTTTACACGATGCACTTAATTGTGGAGTATTAAAAGTTGAATAAAAGTTAAATGAAAACGAAAAAAACGGCAAATGCGGAGCGGAAACGGCAATTTGAAACACAAAAACGGTGCAACGACGTGCAAAAAAGCGGGAAAAACCTCGTTTTTGGCTCTCAAACAAAAGGTTTTTTAAAAAAAGAAGTTAAATGAAAGTTAAATAAAGTTAAATATAGTTAAATGGAGTTAAATAGAGGGCATAAAAAGTTAAATGAGAGTTAACTAAAAGTTAAATAAAGTTCAAAAGGTTAAACTTTTTTTGAGGCATATAAGGAGTAGGGTAAGAGAAAGAACGAGGCTCTACGGGGCTCTAATGAGAAAATAGGATTTCGAAAAGAGCGTGAAAAAGGAGAAAAAGGAGTAAAAGGTGGAAGAGGAAAGAAGAAATGAGGGAAAAGTGTGAAAAGTAAAGTTGCGGGAAAGGTCAAAAAGGTGGAAAAGGTGGAAAAGGTGGAAAAGGTGGAAAAGGAGTTATGAGTTGAAAAGCAAGAGCAAGAAAAAAAATAAGAATTAAAAGTTAAGCAAAATGAGAATAAGAGACATAATAAAGTTTGGAAAGGCACCGTCAGCGGCGGACAATACATCCGGTGTGAATTTATCTGATATATCGCAGGTGCCGCAGGAGAATCCGCATAACTTGCAGGGGCTATACATTCAGGAGTTTTTTAATCTGTCGAAAGATAATTTATTTTTCTATCTGGAGTCGGCGCGGAAAGGAGTGAACTTTTGGAAGAGTTTACTTTTTGAAGAAATCCGGCGCAGCGATTCGGAAATAGGCGGAGTGTGCCAGACGCGGAAATCGAGCGTGGCAAATAAGGAATATGAGATAAAATTTCCGGATAGAAGTAAGATTGCAGATGCATATAAAGAATCTATAATTGACTTTTTGAATGAAATGTTTGAAGATGATAAGCTCAACGTGCAGAACTTTTTCGGAGATGTACTTGAGGCGCAAATACAGGGCGTCAGTACGTTTGAAGTTTTCTTTGGATTGGATGCCGGTAAATATGTAATCCGGAAACTGAAATATATTCAGAACCATCTTTTATGTTATGATGACTTAGCGGATGAATACCGATACCTTCTTCCTGAAGCATCTGATGCGATGCAATTAAGATTAAAAGGAATGAATTTGTGGGAAGACAGAATAAATCTTGATGGAATGTGCATCGAGAGAATTGATAAAAGGAAAATAATCGAAGTACATTCGCTTGACGGGAACGCGCAGAACGGATTTCAGAACGGATGTATTGATTCATTGATTTGGGCTTTCCTTTGGAAACACTACGGATTAAGCGATTGGAGCACGTACGTGGAGCGCTTTGCAACACCGGCGATTGTTGCGAAGTATCCGGCTTTAATGGGCAAAGACGACAAACGTATATTAAAGGAAGCGGTGGAGAAGTACGGAAAGTTATTCAAATTAATAATTCCAATAGGTGCGGAGATAGCACAACTCGGAGATACGCAGAAATCGCAGACAACGGAATTATTCAAGCAGTATACGGATTACTGGGACAGCAGAATAAATATCCGAGTGCTGGGGCAGACACTGACAACGAATGTCGGTGATAAGGGCTCATATGCTTTAGGCAAGGTGCACAATGCAGTTCGTGAGGATTTAGCGGTGCTGGATATGATGCTGGTGAAAGTGACGATGAATGAACTCATCAGGCGTGTTATAGATTTGAATTTTGCGGGCGTGGATAAATATCCGGTATTTTCATTTAAGCAGGAAAAGGATATTGAGTATAAAAAATCGAGGTCGGAAATATTTAAGAATCTTGCGGCAAGCGGCTGGAGAGTGCAAAAGGAAGATGTGGAAGATGAATTTGATGTGAGCGTGGAGCCGGCTGTGAATGCGGCACCGGTGCAGCAGCAGGGCGGATATATAAATAAATTTATAAGTGAATTTTTTGAAAACGAAAAATAAAGTGGTATGGCTTACACAGACAGGACATATTTTCTCGGGAAGATAAAAGAAAGTGAGCTGGACAATCTGCTGAAAGATTCAACCGGGCTAAAGCACGATGAATATTTAACTGGGGCAGTAGCAACAGCGGATGAATTTATTGATTCGTACTTAGCAAAAAGGATTAAGACACTGCCGCTTAATCCAGTACCGGCTATGGTAAAGCAGTGCAGCTATTTTGTTGCAATGTACTACCTGCACGAAAGAATTCAGTATCAGGATATACCGCAGCGGATAAAGGACAATTACGATGTGGCGGTGAACTGGCTGAAAGCTGTGGCAGACGGCGGTGTAACAATACCGGTGGAAGAGACGGATGTGGACACGGGAGTGTGGTTTGAATCATCACCTTTCAGGTTCTGAGGAAGGAGAAAAAGGTGAAAGAGGTAAAAAGGAGGAAAAGGAGGAAAAGGAGAAAAAGGAAAATTGAAATTAAAAAAAATAAAAAGAAAGGAACACAAACGATGTTAAATGTAAAATGTAAAATGTTAAATGTAATTTTTACAATTGTATTATTTTTGGTGATGAGCTGGAATGTGCAGCAATTAAAAGCGCAGTCTGCAAGATTTCAACTTGAGAAAGAAATAGATTTCTCCAGTTCCGGGTTTGTTTATAATATATCCGGCGCTGATACACTCAGGGCGGCGGCTTTGAGGATAGATATTCCGGACAGCTATATGTTGTACAAAATAAGCTTAAGCAATACACCGGTACTTAATATAACCGGCTGGGCTGGAAATTTGCCAGTTACATTACAAATTGATTCTGCGCAACCAAACATGCTCTTACAAATTTGCCGATATGATACAACTAACAGTAATATGATACTCAGCTTAAATTCATTTTTTAATTGCCAAACCGACAGTAACAATTACAAAAAGATTTATACATCTTTTGATTATGATAATTTAATAAGCAGAAATTATTTATATTTTACTTTCGTGAATGTACACACATTCTTTAAGGATGTAAATAAAATTCATATAATTTTTTATTTCCGTAGATTTATATAATATGGACATAAGGCACATACATATTATATATAGTATATTGTCCGGGGCTCTGAAGAAAGGATATGATGCAGGGCTGCGGAGCCTGCGTCATCCGAAGCGTGCGCTGAAGTATGCCAGTGAGCTGATTGATGTGAACTGGACGGAAGCGGACAGGTTAATGATGGAAAGATTTCAGATAGAAGCGTTCCTCGTAGCCGGTGTGGGAAGTTATGAGCTGGAAGAAAAACTCAAAGAGCTGGCCGCGGCGCGGATGAAAGGTCTGATAGATGCAACGGATTTTGAACTGGGAGCCCAGAAACTGATGATGGATTACGGTATCGGACTTGGAGAGCAGCCGCCATCGGGCTGGATTCAGACAAACATAGATACGGCGATAACGGGAAGTGTGAATGCGGCAAGATGGGTAAGGCTGTCAGATCCGGAAATAACGAAAGTATATCCGGCGCTGATGTACAGGACACAGCGGGACGGACGCGTGAGACCTGAACATGCAGCACTGGACGGGAAAGTATTCAGGAAAGATGATGCAATATGGCGGACAATTTATCCGCCGAACGGTTGGCGGTGCTTTAAAAAAGGCACGAAAGTTCTAACAATAAATGGATACAAATCGATTGAAAAGATAGAGGCAGGAGATTTAATTATTGGAGGCAGCGGAAATCCTTGTGCAGTAAGATTTGTTCATAAAAATTTGTTTAATGGAAATCTTATTAAGATTATCACTAAAAAAGGATTTACCTCTGCAACCGAAAATCATCGTATTCTGACATGTTTCGGGTGGAAAACCGCCGGAGAGCTTAACATCGGAGATATACTTATTCAAAATACTAATTCGAGCATTAGTACAATAGGAATGTCTGAAATAAACAATATGAATTCCATTAGAGGCAATAGCAGAATGCCGCTTCCAAAGAATCCTATCCGGTTTGCTAAATATTTCTACAGCTGTGTTCAACGATGGTATGAAAATATTAATCCAATATGGAGCTTGGTAAAAATTAAATATAGGGGAGAAACCATTTTTGGAAAGAAAATCCAATACAAATTTTTCATATTTGTTTGGCTTGCGGAAATAATTTGGATGTTTAAAAGGATGAGTAGAAAACCTTTCGATATTTTTAAGAGATATTTTTTTCCTTACTTCAGGGCGTTTAGCCGAAGAAATAGTTTTCAATCTATCGGAAATATTTTTCATAAGCAACGAATTATCTTTAGTAAGACCAAGACGAGGATGATGTCCGGATTTTGCAATATTTTTAGAAATAATACTAAATCGATATGCTTGATGAAGCTTCCTTTGAGGATTATTAATCCATTGCGTTTTAACTGCCTCTCCCCCTTTTCGTGGTTGGATATTAAATTTTTTCATAAGGGAAATAATAGTCCTCGATTGCATAGACCATCTTTTACCGAGCATCCTATAGGAAAAAAGTTTATCAAAATAAAGAGAACGCAACGCTTTTTCAGCGGAGCACCCCTCCATTTTTTCAATTCTATCAATAGTTTTTTTGCTTATGCCTTTATTCATTATCGTTTTAACTCAATTATATATAAAGAATTTGAAAAATACAACGGCATAATTTATAATTTAGACGTAGAAGAAGATGAATCTTACATAGTAGAAAATATTGGGATTGTTCATAATTGCAGGTGTTATGTGGAACCGCTGACAGCGGATTCACCGGAGATGAAAGACTTAGAGACGACAGATAAAAAAACTCGTGCCGAGCTGAATGAGCATGTGCATGAGGACTTTAAACACAATTCAGGAATGGACGGGAGCGTATGGGGCAGATGGCTGAAAATGAAACTGGATGGAATGCCGGAGGCGGAACGTCAGAAATTAAAAGTAATGGCAGGGAAAGTATGAGTGATGTAAATAAAATATTGGAGAACATAAAAAAGTCGGTGCAGACGGTGAAAGCCGGAGCGCTGAAAGTGCTGGCTGTGGAGGCGGAGCGAAGCATAAGGAAAAACTTTGATGAGGGCGGCAGACCGAAATGGACACCGAGAAAAAGAATAAGCAAACGGCAGAAAGGAACGAATATTTTAGTTATATCCGGTGCAATGAAAAATGTGATTGCAACAGCTGAAAATGATAAGGTGGTAGTGCGTGTAAATCCGTTAGCGCGGGAATATGCAGCGATACAAAATTTTGGTGGTGCGATAAATATGCCGGCGAGAAATATAAAATTCAGGGAGAAAAAAAATAAGAATGGAAAGACGGTGAGTGTATTTGCATCCAGCAGGCATAAAAGAATTTCAAAAGAAGTAACGAGTAAGCCGTATCAGATTAAAATACCTGCAAGACCTTTTATGACAATACCGGAACAGGATTACCAAAGAATTTTAAATGCAATTAAAAGCCAAATAAAATTATGATATTTGACAGAGAAAAAAACAAGTTAGTGATGAAGCTGAGGAAGCTGCGGGGAAAGATAGACAAAACGGAATACCTGCGTGAGAAAAAAAGAATTGCAGCTCAATATAAAGTGACCGAGCGGAGCGTGGAAAATTGGCTCAGTGCAAAAGTACCCGGGAAAAGAAAAAGCAGAAGCGATTCCGGAAAGGACAGAAAACCGGTTCGGAGCAAAGAGAAAAAAATAGTGAGTGAGCTGCTGTCATCAGGGGCACCGGTTGCGACGGTGAAAAAAATTGCAGAGGAAAAAACGGGCGGGAAAATATCAAACAGGAAACTGATTAAGATAAGAAAGAAAGTGGAAAAAGAGGAAGAGGTGGAAAAGGAGAAAAAGGTGGAAGAGGTGAAAAAGGTGGAAGAGGTGGAAAAGGATGAAGTGGAAGAAAGCAACTTTGGCGATGCTGCAAAGGAGATATTCAGGACACTTTTTGAATTAAATTTGATAGCACCGGACAGAGGCGTAAGCATGAAAATTGACGGGAAAAAATATATAATTCCGAAATGCGATTTAGAGGATATATGCCTGATACTTGCAAATGCATATAACAGGCAAGGAAAAGCGAAATACAAAGCTGACAGGGATGAACTGCTGAAAAGGAAAATACTGCATTTAATAGAGCAACAGGTGAGGCTGGCAAGTGCTGAGAGAGTGGACACTAAAACGATTGTATTGATTACGCAGATGTATGATAAGATGTTAGAGAAAGTGGATATGGATACGAACATAAAAGTTGTAGAAAATATATGCAAAGAATTGAAACCGGATATAACATTTACGGAAGTGATTTCGCTGATTAAAAAATATTCGGAAGAGAAATGAAGAAGAATATAAGTTTATATGAGCAGGCAATAATAGAGGAGAAGCGGAGAAAGATACAAAGTTTAAAAGGCGACTTTGACATCCGCAAAAAATATTCTGACCAGATAAAAATATTATTGCCGGAGATTACGTGGAAAGAAAAGCAGTTAAAATATATAAATGCAAGACAACTCGTTAAATGGTATTTGGGCGGCTATAAAAGCGGAAAGACATTTACGGGAATTGCATTGGATATATGGCTGGCATATATAAACAGACCTCAGCCCGGAATATTAGTACATCAAACGATGGACGGAAACGAAATAACGATAATACCGCTGATACAGGAGCTATGCAATAAGAACGGGATATACTATGAAGTAAAAAAAATGAGAACGAAATTTAAAGTGGTATTTAAATTTGGAACGACATCAGCGGACTGGGGACATCTAATACTTGCATCAGGCGACAGACCTGAGAGCCTGAAAGGTCCGAAACTTGCATTCGGACATATAGACGAGCCATTTATACAAAAAGAGGAAATATCAGAAGTGGTGCTATCAAGATTAGCAGAAAGCAGAGCGAAACTAAGAATGCTACAATATACGGGGACACCGGAGCCGGAACACATGAGCTGGGGATTTGACATTGTGGACAAGGAATTTGAAGACAATGATGAAAGATTTATTACGACAGTGAGTACAAGGGAAGTGGCGGAATACTTAGCACCAGGATACATTCAGGATATGGAGAGGAATCTCTCGCCTGAAAAAGTTCAAACATTCATAGACGGGAAGTACAGGAATTTAAGTCAGGGAAAAGTATACAGCAGCTTTGACAGAGCAGAAAACGTGAAGCATATTGACCTGAAATATTTTGATGATAAAGCGGATACAGAAATGGTGATAGGATTTGACTTTAACGTAAATCAAATGAGCGCCGCACTATACTTTATTCATGGCAGAATGAAATATCAAATGCGCGAATACAGGATAAGAAGCCGAAGCAATACGAAGGAAATATGCATGATGATAATACAATCTATGAGGGAAGAAAAACTGATAAAGAAAAACGGATATACGAAATTCGGGAGAAGCATAATAATAACGGGAGATGCGGCAGGAAAGGCACACAGCACAAAATCGAACAAATCCGACTATGAAATAATATTAAGAGAATTTGAGAATGAAGATATACAGGTAACAATGTATGTGCCTGACAGCAATCCGGCGGTGAGAGACAGAGTGAACTACGTGAATATGCAGTTTGAAAATAAGACACTGGTAATAAATTATGAATGCAAGACAACGATAAGAGACAGGGAACTAACGAGCTGGAAAATGGGAGCGGACGGCTTTTTCATAGATAAGAGCAAAGCGGAACTAACGCATTTGAGCGATGCGGCGGACTATTCCGTATGGAATACGCAGCAAATGACTTCCGATGAAGATAAAGACGAAGGAAAAATCTGGGTGGAACTCAGGGGACGTTAGTTAAATCGAATGTTGCCAGAATTAAAACATTTATCATAGAGACTAATATTTGCCATACAAATGCAGTGAATGTTATTCCTCTTTAAATGCAGAGAAATTATTTCATTTGAATAACCAAGTGAATCCTTGTTTAACTTAATTATAAATGAACCGGTTGTATGTGGTTTATTTTTGAAAATCCAGTTTGTATCATTGCCTTCAGTAAAAAATAATGAAATTGTATCAGGGCAAGAAATATCTGCAGAAATTAAATAATTTATATAGAAATCTTTATTGACAGGATTTGGATACACAGGTCTAATGATAGGACAGCCGACATTTCCTTTGATGCAGAAATTATTTGAATCACCTCCAAGTGAATTACCGAGGGAATCCATGTACCAAATAGAATATTGATATGAACTTCCTCCGTTAACCGGGTTTGAATTATCGCAGTATATAAGTATTAATGAAGATAAAAGGAATAAAGAAAATATTAAGTTTTTCATGATTTAATTAATTTTTTATTTTATCAAAAAAGCCATTTGCAGCTAAACGTCCAAATGCTTCATATCTCTTATTATCTTTTAAATATTTAAAAATTTTCTTTCTGAATTCAATATCCATAATTTCACTTTGTTTTTCAACATAATTTTTATCCCCAAAAACAACTTCATCAATCGAAACCCCTAAATATAAACATAACTTTGATAAAAATGATAAACGCCATGGGGATTTACCAGATAATACATCATTAAAAGATGATATTTTAATATCAATTGCATCAGCAATAGCACTACGGTCAAGATTATACTTTTCAAATAATTTTAAAATCCGACCTGAAACCTCTTTATCTAAATTTTTGTCTTTCATTTTCGTTTTACATAGGTTGTTATTTGGTATTGACAAAACGATATTTCGTTTTTATATTTGTAGAAAATATGTTACAAAATAAACAGAATAAATTAAATGTCAAATACAAATAAAAATGGGATACAGGAAATTCAGAAAATTTATAAGATAAAAGCGAAGAAATATACTCATGAAACGATAGCGAAATCACTGGGAATAAGTAGGTCTTATGTATCTTTAATTTTAACCGGTAAACGAAAATGCCCGTCGAAACTTCAATCAAGACTTCAAAAATATTTAAATCAATAAAGGAGAAAAAAAATGAAAATCAGAATTTTGAAACAACTTTTACACTTTTATCAGGATTATATTCAGCATCGTCGATTACGGAATATTGCTGAAAATCCTTTCGGCGGATATAATCCCCTGTCATTGCCCAATCTGTCACAACTTGTCGATAGCCTCCATGTTCGGGAAGGCGGCCTGCCGTGGACAGAAGAAGATATGCGCTTTTTAGAAAGCGAAGCGATAAGAATTTCAAAACAGCCAGTTTGGCAGTGGAAGATTTCCAACTTTTTCGAGTTTCCCTCTGTTTCGGTGTGGCTCTTAAAAAATCATAAACATCTTTATACGATATTTTATTATCTGTCTGTAGGTCTGAAAATGATTTGCCTTTGGACGTGTTCAGCAGTAACGTCCATTCATCGTGTGATATGGAAGAATAGATTTCGTCATACATCTTCCTTGCAAAATCGCAATAATTGTAACTAATCATAATTTTATAATAATTTATACAAAATAGTAAAAAAATGAACAAACTTATATTAATATCAAACTACGCAGCGGTGCAGGGAATATGTGAGCGTACAGTTTACAGGCAAATGAAAGAAAAAGATATTAAGAGTGTGAAGATAGGAACGGAGAGATACGTGGTGAATCAGGTGCCGGATGAAGAAACAGTAAAGCAAATAATAACCGGAAAAAAAGGAGAATGGAACAGCGATATACTACGGGCAAGCGTGATATATAAACAACATGGCGGAGCCTGCAAAGAGACAAGAGAGATAATAGATGAGATATTAGAGGATATGAAAAGAATAGAGAAATTGACCGGGCAGAAAATAAAAGGGTATGACCGGCGCAGCTTACAGATGAAGATTAAATCCGGAAAGACAGAAAGAAAAATGCGTGCAGATAAATTCAGTGTGCGTAACAGGATATTGAATAATGATGCAACATTTATAAAGTCGCTGGAATTGATAGACCAATTTTGGATGCAGGACCCGCTACATAGACTAAACAATGCGATAGACAGAGCGATATATGAGGCGAAGCAAAGAGAAGGATATTGGGAGGTAGCGGCGATAAACTATTATACTCTACGCAGACAGGTGAGGCAGGTAATTAAGCAGAGCGGACTGGCTAATGTACATGAATATGTGAATCACTTAAACTTGAATAAGAAAAAGAATGCATACGTTCAGGGAGCTTTTACAGATGATATAGACTTTATGGAAGTATTCAGTTTAGATGACCATAAATTTGATGTGGCTGGAACGATAGAGATAAATAAGGAAACAGGTGAGAAGCAATTGAAAAAAATATATAGTTGGGTGTGCATAGAGATGAAGACGATGATGATATTAGGATATGAAATAAAAGCAGAGCCATTTAATGATAGCGATATAATAAGAATGATGATGAAGGTGCTGAAGAAATGGGGAGCGCCTACGGGGAAGGTGATATGCGACCAGGGGCTGGGAGCGGACAGGTGGGTGAAAGATTTTTTTACAAAACTTGGCATAGTACTTGAGCCACAGGCGGCATACAGTCCGACAAAGAAAGCAAATAATGAACGGATATTTAGATTTTTTAAGGAGGAAGTGGATGTATACTGCGAAAACTTTACGGGCAGCAATCATGCGGTGGAAGGTAGACACAGAGGTTTGGAACTAAGTCCAGAGGAAACTACAGAACTGCTAAGCGAAGCAAAAAGCAGATATGACAAATACATTAATACATATTATATGGACAGACCGAGGAAAAGGAATATACCCGGGATAAGAGATATATGCGACAATACAGGCAGAGTGAGCATAAGGAGACTATTTGAACATTACAGTCAACAGCATAAAAAGATTGAAGTCAGGGAACAGATGATGAGATATGCATATATGAAAGATGACTATATCAAAGGATTTGACGGATACTATATGAAATTCAAAGGTGAACTATACTTAGAAGAACAGGAGATGATGTCGCTTGTGATATATGACAATGCATATAAATATCAAATAGCATACAATCCGGACGACCTTAATACGATAGACTTATATGCAGTGCAGGATATAATGGACAGATTGACAGGACGAATAATAGAAAAAGGCGGATATGTATGCACACTAACGGCAATAAGATCGCTAAATGCTGACGAGAAAGCAAAAGCAGTAGCAAAGCACAACAAGAGAGTGAAGAAAGCGATACTGGAGCTTGCGCGAGCATATAGGGAAGGAACGGGAGAAATAGTAAACATGGCTATAAGCGGAGATGGTGAGCTGGTGGACATAAAGAAGCAAGAAGAGAAAGCAATTGCAGAAATAATAAAATATTCATTACCAGTGGAAAAGATAAAGACAGCAATACAACAAGTGAAACAGCCGGTGAATATTGATAATATTGAGGAAATGACATTTGACGGACTGGAGGAGCTGGTGCATGACTGAGCATGTGAGAGAATATATAGTAAGCGAAGAAACGCTTATAAAAACTATACAGAAAGAATCGCAGGGACATAAAACAGATATAACCTGCGACGGGATAAGAATAGAAGGCAGAACAAAAACAGTGGAATATAAATTTAAGAATTTTTCAGAAAACTTTTTACAAACAATCAAACAATTAAAACAAAATGGAAAAAGAGACTAAAGAAGTAATTACAATGCCTGAACTCTCGAATACGACAGTTGAGGACGTGCTACAACAGGTAACCGGGAAAATGACACCGGCTAAGGCAAAGAAAGCACTTGCCGAAATGAAACAGAAGTTCATTGATTTGGCTTTTGAAAACGGACAGTTGGAAACCAAGAAAAAACGAGTGGAAATGCAGATGAAACAGCATCCGACAATGAAAGCATATTATGAACTAAAAAAGCAAATAAGAAACAATAAGAAACTGATGAAGCAATATGCGGCGATATATCAAGGAGGCTTGCAACTTGCGAAGTCACTAGGGATAAAGGTGGATATGAGCGTAATTAAAATGATACAGGAGGGACAATAAAATGGAAATAATAAATATGTATACTCCGAGTGAATATGGAGTTCAAGCATTCACAAGCAATTTAAACCGCATAACAGATTTAAAATGTAGCAGCATTGGAATAAAGCATTATATAGAGGTGCAATATTACAATGGAAGAAAAGCAATGATAGGCTTTAACAGTGTAGTAAAAAGGAATGAGACATACGAGGAATGGCTCGACATCTGGATCAGAGCGAAAGAGAGCGCAGAAAGGAGATGCGGGGCATGAGCGAAGCAGTGAAAGAAGCACGGGAGATAATTAACCGGAAAGACAAGCAAATTGCACTTATAATACGCATTGCGAAATATCAATTTAGATGGGGCAGAAAAACAATATTTAAGTTTGCAATGAAGCATACAAACGGATTGACTGAAAGACTTTCCGATGAAGTGAAAAAAAATTACGTAACAACGCGGCTGTTTGCAGCGATGAGCCGCGCGGAAAAATCACATCTGATTCAGGTGCTGGAGCAGATAGAAAGGAGGAACGAGCTATGCAAAAAGGCGATGTGATGATATTCAGCGGAATTGCCGGAGAAGAGACATTCATATTTGAAAAGAAAGTTCCGTCACCGGGATTTATCGCGAGCGTGGAATTCAGCAACACGCAATTTCTGACACGGGGGAAACCGAATCAAAAACTGTATGCACTCAGCAAATGCAGAATGGCGAAGCCTGAGGAAATCAAAGCATATAAGGGAATTATAAGCCGTTCGATATACTCGAACTACTTAGAAATGAAACTCAAAAAATTAAACTTAACTATAGGAGGTTAAAATGACAAAAACAGTCGTTAAAATTGACCCTGTTAAACATTTTTCGGGGATAATAAAAAATGTAAGCTTTGTCTCTTTGGTGGAATTTAAAGGAGAGAAAACCGTTGAAATTCATATGAAGAACGGGAATATATTTATGTACAAATATACAGGTGCAGACGTGAAGAAAGCATTGCCGATGTGGTGCTATTGCATTTTGATGGTACATCATTTTAATAAAGAAACTGAAAAATTCTTTGTCGATACACCGCCGGTAAATTCAATGACGGTAAATAAATTCAAAGAGATTATCAATGAAGTTGTACACATCGAAAGACTGCCTTACATAAATTTCATTGATAATACATATGACCTGATTCTGTATAAAACAGACAGGAGAGAGATACATGCAAGATATTCGCATAAAGATATACAAGATAAAAGGATGACCGAGCTATCACAATTATTGAAAACAAATTTAGAAACTCAAAATTAATTAAAACTATGGCAAAAGTAAAAGCAACAGAACAAAAGACAACATTAACAAGCTGGGAAGATGTGGACAATGCACTCAACCGGCTGAGCGAACTTAGAGCAGCGGAGGCAAAAATATCCGATGAAATGAATAGCAAAATAAATGCGATACAGGAGACATATCACAAATTGCTGGATCCTGTAGCGGAAGAAAAACTGCAACTTGAAAGAAACATTGAACTATTCTGTCAGTCGGTCAGGGATGAGGAATTCAATGAATCAAAGACTAAAAAACTTAAATACGGGGAAGTATCATTCAGACTTTGTACACCCTCTTTGAAAAATCTTAAGGGATTTACCTGGGAATCCATTAAAACTTTACTTTCTAAATCAAAAAAATATGCACAGTATCTAAGGACAAAGACTGAGATAAATAAACAGGCAATAATGGACGCTAAGATGAAAGAAAAAGAATTGGCGGAAATAGGGATGACGGTGTCTCAGACAGAGAACTTTTATTACGAGATATATCGCAGGGACTAATGCAATAACGGGCGGAGGTTACTCCTTTTTCCTCCGCCTTTTTTATAAAAAAATAATTAATAAAAGATATGAAATATAGGGAAGGAATTCAAAGCGAACGAGCACGGGACAAAAGCTTTTCAGAAATACTCGAGGAATTAAACGAAAGACAAACGGAAGTATTCAACGCGCTGATGCAGCACGGTGCAATGTGCAATGAGCAGATTGCCGATGCACTCAATGTATTTCCGCATCAGGTTACTCCGCGAGTTTTGGAACTGCGGAGAAAAGGGATAATCGTATTTTCCAAATACGGAAAATCAAAAACATCGGGGAAAACAGTTTCAATTTGGCAAGTAAATAAAGAGGCAACACAAATACAAATTCAATACTCTGATAAATAATGAAAGATGCTGATATTGCTAAAATCTTAGGGATTTCAAAAGCGGCCGTGAGCATGATAATGCACGGAAATAAACACTTCTCGCGATTCAATATTGAGAAAGTGAAATACTACAAAAAGTTTGAGATGAAAATGGAGGAAATATTCAAGGATGATATATTTATACGGATATGCGATGTGGTGATTGACAATGCGAAAAATCGGGACTGCAAAAATATAACCGGATTAAAACGCTTTGCCGTTCAGTGCAAAATTTGGGGAAAGACATTGAAAGACGATAATAAAGAGTACCAGAGCGTTCCGAGCTTAACTAACAGCCCTGAGGTACTCTTTGTCAGCGATGATATGCTCATGATGCTTGATATTGCGCTAAAACGAAGCGTAGAAAAAGAAGTAATCGAAAAAGCAGCAATGCTGTATAATTTGTCAAACAATTTAAACAAGAGGTTGAAATGAGGTGTCCCAAGTGTAAATCAACAAATCTTGCTGTAGTTGCATCGAGAAAGCAAGAGTTCCAGACCTTTAATCAGAGGTATGTGATATGTAAAGATTGCAGAGTATCATTCCAAACGGTGGAGAACATAATTCCGGATACGATAGTCGAATTACCGGAACTATTTTTATGCGATGAAATGCCCGAAGATAAAGAACCGAAAAATTCGTAAAATGTCAGTGTGTCAAAATAATATGAAAAATGTGTCAAAAGGTAAAATGAAAACAGCGAATGCGCGCTTTAAACGCAAAATCTAATTTATAAACTCCCCTTAAAAAATCGAAAACGAAAAATAACGTGGTACACGGGATTGCAATACTGCGTTTAAATGCATATATTTAAATTAAAAACGAAAAATAATTTGGTTCGTTACAATATTATCGATTAAAGGAATTTTTCAGGGCAATCAAAGAAAAATTTGCTTTGGCAAGAGATAAAGCCGAGTCGGAAATTATCGTCGGCAAGCAAAAGAAAGAAAAAACTGAAGTTATAAATCCCGACGAAGATATTTCAGATTCACTTAAAAAAGATAAAGAGAAAATTCTGAAATTCCGTAAAAAAGAAACAGAAGAAGAAGATGTAATTAAGCAGACTGAGATAAATCGCCCGAAAATAGTTGAAAATATAGCATCTCCCGAT